GGTGGGCGAGGTGGCGGCAAGTCTTGGGAAATAGCTGACTTCTTGCTAATCATTGGCACAACTGCCAAGCACCGCATTTTGTGTTGTCGTGAGGTGCAAAAGTCTATCAAGCAATCGGTGCATAAGCTATTATCAGACCGCATTGCCGCAATGGGTTTGGGTGGTTTTTACGAGATTCTCGAGACTGAAATCCGTGGGCGCAATGGCACTGAGTTTAGTTTTGCTGGCTTGCTTGGTCACACGGTTGATAGTATCAAATCGTTTGAAGGTGCGACAATCACATGGATTGAAGAAGCGCAAACAGTTAGTGCCTTCAGCCTTGGTATTTTAATACCAACCGTTATTCGTACACCAAATCCAATGGTCATCATGTCGCTCAACCCACGTTTACCACAAGATGCGGTTTATTCTCAGTATATCGCTGTGGAGCGTGATGATACTGTGGTGGTGCAAGTAAACTATACAGACAATCCGCATTGTCCACCTGAACTAATCAGATTGGCGGAACAGATGCGAGACGAGGACTTTGATAATTATGAGCATGTCTATTTGGGGCGACCTAAAGAAATCGCAGACGGTGCCATTTATAAAGCCGAATTTGAGCAGATACGCAAAGATAACCGCATCTGCAAAGTAGCACACGATCCAAACTTACCTGTCTATACGTCATGGGATTTGGGAATTCTTGACTCAACCGCAATATGGTTCTTCCAAATCTACGGCAAAGAAGTGCGAGTAATTGACTACTACGAGGCAAGCGATGAGCCGTTGTCGCACTATGCGCGTATCTTAGACGAAAAGAAAGCTCAGTACGGTTATCACTATGATAAACACTTTGCACCGCATGATATTGCAGCGCGTGACTTGTCCAGTGGCGTGAGTCGTGAACAGACAATGGCAAATTTGGGCTATCGAATGACCAAAGGCGCAAGGCTTGGCGTTGAGGATAGGATTGAAGCCACGCGCCAATTCCTTAAAAATTGTTGGTTTGATAGTGATAAGTGCGAGCATGGTATCAGAGCATTGCAAAACTATCGCCGTGAGTTTAACGATAAGCTTGAGCAGTTTAAGGCTACGCCAGTCCATGATTGGGCATCCCATGGCTCAGACGCGTTTGGCGAAGGCGCTATCAATATCAACAAAATGCAAGTGGCTACAAAGCCAAAACCTATGCCGAAACCACTTAAAAAGAGTTGGATGAGTTAATGAGCGATAAAATATTAGACGAAATCAAAACGCGCTTGAAACAAGCCGAAGATTATTGGCAAGAAAACTATCAGCGTGGCGTTGAAGACAAAGAATTTGTCACCGTTGAAGGCGCACAGTGGGGCTTGCATGAAGTGCAAAAACGAAAAGACGACGGCAAGCCAAGTCTTGAGTTTAATATGTGCCGCGCATACTGCCGTCAGCAAATTAACACCCAACGCCAAAACCGACCACAGGCTAAAGTTGTGCCTGTCGATAACGGAGCGGACGCGGACAAGGCGAACCTCATTGAAGGCTTAATCAAAGACACCGAAGAAGCCACGGACGCAGAATCAGCTTACGACACCGCAGCGGAAAATGCCGTGTATGGTGGACTTGGTTTTTATCGCCTTGTGACCGATTACGTCAGTGAATTATCATTCAACCAAGAACCAAAATTCATGCCGGTGCAAAATCCCCATGCGGTTTATATTGACCCGTTGAGCCGTGCGCTAGATGGTTCGGATATGACGTGGGCAATCGTGGGTGATTGGGTCAGTAAAGACGATATCACCCAGCAATACGGCAATGACGCGGCTGTTGACTTTGAAAGCAGTAACTATTCGGACTGGTACGATGACAGTGATAAGACATTGCGAATTGTCGAATACTTTAAACTCGAAGAAGTCAAAGACACACTTTGGCTACTGAGCGATGGCACGGCAAACTATAAATCTGTGTTGGCTGAACAATATGGCGAAGCTGAAAATATCCTGAAAAACGCGGGTATTTTACAAGCGACACGACCAACCACGCGCAAAGAAGTGAAGTGGTACAAAGTATCTGGCGCAAAAGTGCTTGAAGAAAATACCTTCCCTGGTCGATATATCCCCATTGTGCCTGTCTATGGTGAAGTTACTTGGGTGCAGGAAAAGCGGTATATCTTTAGCTTGGTGCATTTTGCCAAAGACCCACAGCGACTGTTCAACTACTGGAAATCAACCGAAGCGCACATTTTGCAGAAGAACCAAGATGATATTTTGGTGGTTGATGCCGAGGGCGTGGCAGGACATGAAGAACAATGGAAAGACCCTAGCAGCTATTCAGCTGTTTATTATAACTATGCTAATGAGCTTGGCGACCAACGTCCTGCTCCATTTCGCATGGGTGCAGCTCAACCGCCAGTGGGCGTACTAAACGCGGCTGAAAGCGCCAAGCAAGGCATTACTGACATTCTCAATATGCACGCACCTGTTATGGGCGGTCAGGGCAATGAAACGTCAGGCGTGGCAATCGGTATGCGCCAACGTCAATCGGAAACCGCTCAATTCCATCTACAAGACAACTTAAACAAGTCAATCCGTCACGGTGCAAAAATATTGCTTGGGCTTTATCAAGCACTCTACACTGTGCCGATGGTTAGACGTATTGTCGGTGTCGATGGTGAAAGCGAGCAAGTCAAACTGTTTGAAGAAACCGCCAAAGGTGTGATGGCTGATGTGACAGTTGGTCGCTATGACGTACGCATGGACACGGGACCATCGTTTAATACGCAGCGCGAACAAAACTTTGCGCTGATGATGCAGCTTTTGAGTATGAATCCGCAGCTATTTAGCTTAATCGGTGATATCTTGCTGCAAAACTCACCACTGCTTAATGCCAAAGAGATTGCGGAGCGTATCAAGTCAACGATGCCGCCACAGCTCACAGGCAAAGAGCAGCAAATTGACCCAGAACAAGCCAAAGCGCAAATCATGCAGCTTGACCAGTTGGTGCAAAAAATGACTACTGAAATCGAGCAGCTGCAAGGCTTGGTCAATGACAAAGATGCGGATAGACAGCTTGAGTTGGTCAAAATCCAGTTGCAAGCGGAAAAAGACATCCGAGTCGCACAAATTAACGCTGAAAGCAAAGCCGATGTTGAGGAGCTTAAAGGTGTTGTGTCGCTACTCACGCAGCACATGGGCAACTTGCAAGCGGTTGAACAAATGGTGCCACCTGAATGGATGGAAACCGAAGAATACGACCAAGAATTACCCGAACATGAATTACCTCCGCAGCATGAGATGGACGAGCCACCACCCATGCCAAGCGAACACATTGAGAACCCTGCCGAATCTGAGCAGGGTTTTTTAATGCCTGAAGAAATGGCTCAAAACTTCGCCCCTGAATCTGACCAGTTTGGGGATAGCGTATCGGTCAATGATATGGAGCAACCCAATGCAAACGATGGACAATATTGATACTGACAACGTGGCAACAGCTGACACGGAAAATACTAGCGCAGATAGTCAGGATATCGAACAGCCACAAGCCGAACCCGAAGCGGTTGAACAAACCGAAGAAGAAAAGGCAGAACAAGCCAAGCAAGAACAGGAAACTGAAAAGCAAAGCCGCTCACAAAAGCGGATTCAGCAGCTCGCTCGTGAAAAAGCCGAACTACAACGTAAAGTAGCCGAGTATGAGCAAAAGCAATCAGAGCCTAAAGCGTCTGACGCCCCGAACATCGAAGATTTTGACGATTATTCGGAGTATCAAAAAGCGCAGCAAGAATACTATGTTGCCCAAGCTGAACAGCGTGTACTTGCCAAACTTGAAGCTGAAAAAGCCCAGCAATCACAGGTCGAACAACAAGCCGAATTTGAAACTGCTATCAGTGAGTTAAAAGATGGCGGCGTTGATGTAGATGGATTGATGGCGAAGGCTGATACATTGCCACCGCTACCCGTCACGCTTGACCAATTCGGACTATCTGCCAAAGACACGCTGAATTTAGCCGCTGAATTACTGCAAAACGATGATTTATACATCGAGTTATCGCAGCTAAACCCAGTGCAAGCAGCGGTCAAAATTGGGCAAATGATTGCAAGCAAACAACCATCAAATGCTGCACCTGCTAAGGTGCCAACCGCTCCACCACCAATTAAACCCGTTACCGCCAATGCGCCCGTTGCTAAAGACCCTAGCAAGATGAGCGATGATGAGTGGTATCGACAAGAATCCCAAAAACGAAAAGGCAGATAATTTATGGCAAATCAAATCTTAACCCACCAAATGATTGCGCGTGAAGCCGCTAAAATGCTTGAAGAAGAAGCACCGTTTTTAGCAAACATCAACAAAGGACGCCAAGACGAATTTGGCACCGACACACAAGGTTACAAAAAAGGCGATACCGTCACCATCAAAATCCCAACTGCGGGTAAAGTGTTTGATGGTGCGCAGTTTGCTGGCGGCGGCTCAGGCACTGACGTAGTAGAAGATAAAGTCAACTTGACGCTTGACACCCAAAAGCATGTTGCATTGCAGTTTGGTGCCAAAGAAAAACTGCTAAACATCACTGACTTTAAAGACCGTATCTTGCGCCCACAAATGCAGACCCTAGCGTCTGTCGTTGAAGCTGATTTGACGATGCGCGGCGTGATTGGCACACCCAACCAAGTGGCGATGAACTTGGCAGGCTCAAATCCATCTAACGCATTGGCATTGGCACGTGCCAAGTTAAACCAGTATCTTGCGCCAAAAGGTGATCGCAATGCGTTAATCACCAGTACCGCTAACGTGGCGTTAAGTGGCGAAGTATCACGCATGTGGAACCCAACCAAGACCAGTGAAAAAGCCTATATTGACGGCTTCGTGGCTAATGCGTTTGGTCAAGATATCTTTGAACATCAATCCATTCCAGTTTTTGCCAATGGTACAGCCGCAGGCATTACCGTGTCAGGTGCAAGTCAAGGCGGTAGCACGTTGACTATGGCGGCTTCAACCGCTGGCACGTTGGTAGCCGGCACTGTGTTTACTATTGCAGGCGTTAACGCTGTCCATCCGCTCACCGGCGCTGATATGGGCACATTGCAGCAATTTGTGGTCAAGGCGACTGCTACCGTTGGTTCTGCAACCGCAGTAAGCATCTACCCAGCCATTAACCCAACCGCACCAAACAAAACCGTTACTGCTTCACCTGCCAATGGTGCGGCTGTCACTGTGGTATCGGTCAATGGTCCACAAAACTTGGTATTCCACAAAGACGCATTTACCGCAGCATTTGCACCACTGCCAGTCTTGGCAAGCTGTGAAGGTTACACCGCACGTCTGCCAAGTGGTGTAAACGTGCGTGTAATGACGTTTGGTGATGGTAACAACGATATCGAGCGTACTCGTATTGATGTGTTGTATGGCTTCCAAACTGTACGTGGTATCCATGCAAGCCGCGTAACGCAGTAATCACATTAACCCATGACAGGCGGCTTCGGTCGTCTGTTTTATTTGAGAGATAAACGATGAAAAACTACGGACATAAACTAGGTGTTATTACTGCAATGGCTTTAGTGGCAACTTTGCCAGAGCGAAAACTTACCAAAGAATTTTTGGAAAGTGAAATCGATAAAGTCGAGTATAACCGATTTGGCGAAACAAACACTCACTGCACCATCACCACCAAAAGTGGATTTTCATTTACTGGTGAAAGTGCGTGTGTTGACCCTAATAACTTTGACCAAAAAATTGGCGAAAAGTTTGCCTATGAAAACGCATTTAATAAAATGTGGACGCCATATGGGTTTTGGCTGCACAAGGCGCTGGCTGACCATGATAATCGATTGCAACCACCAAGCGATGATAACAAAATTGAAGCGCAGGACTGGATGATTCCAGATGATGCGACATTTAGCTTTGGTGATGCGGTAGAGATATTAAAAAAAGGCGCTCGCGTGGCGCGTGCCGGTTGGAATGGCAAGGGTATGTTTTTGTCATTGGTTAAAGGTCGTGATACTGACTACCACGTTAATAGTGAAGTTTTCGGTACTGGCAATGATGGCAACTCACAAGACCAACTTCCAGTGTTAGATGCTATCTACATGAAAACTGCTGACAACAAACTTGTGCCTTGGCTTGCTAGTCAAACCGATGTACTCGCCGAAGATTGGCAAATTGTGGAGTAAAAACCAATGGAAGAAATTGAATACCCCAAAGCCTTATACATCGGCGATACCATCAACAATGAAATGATTATCGTCCAAGATGAAGATGAAGAAGCGCAGGCGCGTGAGCATGGTGCAGTGGATTTTGGTGATTTGCCCGAAGGTGAAGTGATTGAGCCGGTAGCGAATGACGAACTACCCGAAGCCTATGCCAATGCTATGGCGCGGATTGCGGAGCTTGAAGCTGAAGTACGCGGCTATCAGCTTAAAGATATGCAATCCG